ATTTGGCGAATGGAAGCGAGACGGGGAAAAGATAAGCAAAGGCCAAGAAATCCTATTAAAAGCCCTCTCAGGGCTTCCTAAGACCACCGTCCTAGTGATTAATGGGGACACAGAGAATGGGATGCGTGTAGAGCGTTTCTGGAGGATTCTGCCGGACGGCAGCTACACCCAATCCGGCAAAGGCTTAATAGAGTTCAAAGACTATATTACTGAATGGTACTTAGTAGCTGATATAGGATAATGTTGCAGCGCAACATACAGTTTTTCTTGGGGGATGGACCAGCTTATTTAAATCCCCAAAAATACAGGTCTTTGGCATCTTCGTTCGTGCTGAACTCGTAGTAATAAAACTGACCTAAGTCGCAATCCCTGCGAATGTCTTCTTCCGTGATGTTGCGGTAGTAGTCGTGAGCCGTGAACGGGGAGTCCCAAGGGTTTGTTTTTGTGGTTCCGTGTTCAGGTCTGCCGGTTGTAGCACAAGTAAAGAACACTAGCTTGGATGACATCCTAGCCATGTTATTGAATATCCTAGCCCACTCAGGAGCGTGTTCAAAGCACTCACAAGAGGCTACAACGTCAAAAGAACCGTCGCTATAGTCCAAGTCCTCACCTTTGCCGACAACGTCAACGCAGGGGCCTTTAGCTAGGTCTACGCCGATGTAGGTGCATTGCTCAAAAAAGTCTCTTATTGAGCCATTCAGATTCAAACTGCCCACTTCTAGTACAGCTTTGCGCTGAAACATATCAGGAAAGCGTTCCTTCAAACCGGCTATAAAAGCCAGTTGTGCTGGATGTGACATAGTTATCCCCTATGATAAATACATTGCTCGTTCGTCTTGCCGACGAATTACTAGCCCTTTTTGGATGACGCCAGCAGCTAAACGATACTTCAAAAAGGCATTAGCCGCCCCATTAAAGTCACCGCGATTGTGGCACTGTCTAATACTAGACTTTTGAAGCCCTCCAAACCCTGCATTGAAGGCAAAGCTGACCAATGCGTCAAACCTTCCTTGAGTAAGATTAGCAGGGCACAAACGTAGAACACCTCGCTCAAATCGAACCAAGTCTTTCTCAAGAATCTCAAGGACTTCATCATCACTTAGCTTTCTATCCCACTCTTTAGGGCATTTCAACTTGCCAGCAGCTTTCGCAGCCTTACGCTCATCTAAAGTCATTTTTAAATGACTTTCTGGAGCTATAAGATGCCCTACTCCGGTTGTCCAAAGCAGTACGCTATCCAGATAAGGTTTCTTCCTCACACCTTCATGGTGAGCTAGAGCAACCCTACCTTTGTCTGACACCTTCATTTTTTAAACGCTTGAGTTCCAAACCAGAACGCTATGACTGAAGCCCATATCTGTTGGGTATCGTCATCCCACAACTGGTCTAGCATCAGCTTAAAGTCTACGTCATGCGCCCAAGCATAAGCAAAACCAGCTATGTCTATAAATACCAGAAGGCCAAACAAGCCCAAAGTAATGATAGGACGAACGGAAGCGCGAAGATTAATGACCCATTGGGCCGCACCTTTGCCAATCTCAATGTCATGCTGATAAAGTGCTTTACGTTCATCTGCTGCGGTTTGTATCTGTATCTGTTCAGTGTGTATATCTTCTATTCGCTCCTGAGACGCAAAGCCAGCAGCTTGTAACTTCATTTGCTGGTCCATCTGCATCTGAGCAAGCTCTAACTCATGCTTCTTGTCAGACTTGTCTTGGAAGAAGTCTAGGATTCTTGGCAAGCCACCGGAGAGAAAACTAATTAAAGTTGAGAGGATAGTCAGCATTATTCACCCTGCAATTCAAGTAAAAGTTTAGCCCTTAACGCACGCATCTTCTTTGTTTCTTCTAACGCTGCGTTGGTCGCTGTGTTCATATCCATGTACATGACAGCCATGACAGGGATAACAATAATCAGCACAATACACAAGACCACCAAGGCGACGAGAAATGATAACGGTACGTCTGGCTCGTTCTTATCAGAATCATCACGCATAGAAACCACAACATTATGAACGCGACCGCTAGAATTGAGGTCAGTTGCTCCCCTATTTTTCTTCTTATACTTGCCCGTCGCCATTTTGCTACCTGCTGCTTGTGTAGTTCTTGACGTTGTACCTCTGCTCGTTCTGCCTTAACTCTTTCCCGCATGGCCTCAAACTCTGACCAGATAGCCCCGAGCTGTGGGGGTGCCGAGTACACGAGGGTTTCGCGTAACTCGGTTTCCAACCTGTTCATTTCTTTGATAGCCATCACCCGGTTAAATGCCTCCTGATTTAGAGACAACTCCGGGTCACGTACCTTCTTACTCTTTAGTTCTTCCTCATGAACGTGCTTTTCAAGCTGCTCATGCGCTTTAAAAAAGTGCCCCAAATGACCGCTAATGTCAGCAACGACGTCCTTGGCTTGACCGTAAGCGTCCACCAACTCCATACCTTGTGCTTTGTACTCTTGATAAAGCTCACAGCCTTTGCGTATAGCAGCGGCAGCAGTCTTAGCAGCGGCAAGGATGGTAAGCGGGTCAATTTAGATTCCCTCGCCCGGAGTAAAGTAACACTCAGACGCAGCCTCACCAATGAACGCAATGTACATATTGGTTGAATTACTGAACTGGTACGGTATTGTGTAAGACTTAATAGAAGCTGGAACCGATACCAAACAATATTGAGGACTACCGTTAGTTGGCAGTGAGGCAGTAACACTAGCGTTAGAACTTACGACAAAATAAACAGGCTGACCAGTAGCTCCACTTGGCTGATGGTTAGATACTAAAAGCTGATTGCAAGGACTGTCAGCCGTAATAGTAATGGTCTGACTAGCCGTTGTTACGTTGGCCTTATACGTCTTGCCTTGCGCTTGAAACGGTATGTTATTAGCCATTAGTACACCTTTTTGCCGCCACCAGAAGAAGGGCTGCGTTTAGTTTGCGAACCATTGCCGAAATCCCAAACAGAGATATAACCTGCTGGCATCCGGTCTGTATTGTTCTGACCGTCTTTGCTGCCGTCTCTTGGCAACTGTGGACGAACTGATTTAGCAACCTGTTGATTAAAGTCACTATGACGCTTGTGTAGTTTGTCTTTCATCGTTCTTCCTTTCCTCGACCTTTACTAAAAGGTAACTGAAAATTACAAATATCGCTAGGGTTGTCACCCGTTCCCATTTCGGGTCCCACATTGTCCAGCAACCTAGGCCAAACGATGTCAGTAGTGCCAAAATCGTGATGAGCCGGTCTGAGATGACGCGCAAAGCAATAGTGACTAAAGTAACTCCGTCCATGAATATCCCCTAAATGAAAGAGATTCACAGTCTAATCCTTATCGTCTTCATCGTCCATACCAAAGCCAGAACCCCACTCATCGTCCGACAGCTTGAGCTTAATTGCCTCCAGCTTTAACGCCCTATCCAAAACCTTTGTCTTGTCTGTAATGGACGCCATTGGGTCATTCATTACAGCAATCAACATATGAGCAATAGCACTCTCAAGTTCTGGATTTATCCCCTTTTGTTTCTTAGCCACGTTTCACCTTAGTTATAACCAATTGGACTTGATGGAGCGACAAATCTATAACCAGCACCAGCAGCACCCGTTAATCCAAGACCAACAGCAATTCTTTTAAACGACTTCCAAGCATCATCGGCGTTCTTAAATTTGCTTAAATTTAAGTCAACTTGACGTTTTATAGACTCTGCTTCTTTGGTTGATATGTTGCCTTCTGTAGCTAATTTGTCTGCCAATTTCTTAACTTCATTAGGTATTTCTTTAGCAGGTATTCTCTTTAAATCGTCTTGCAAGAGTTCAAATCTGCGAGTAATAGCTTCTTGCTGCTCAATAGTTTTTTCAACCTTGCCAACTTCTTGAGCAACTCTTGTCTCTGCCGGTTTTGCTCTAGCAGCACCACGCTGTAAAATTTTCTCAACAGGTTCAACAGCACCTAAAGTTTCTTCTAATCTTGTTGCTGCTTTTTCTTGCAAGCTTGACGCTGCTGTCGCTCTTTTTTCTGCTTCTGTAGCTGATTCCTTAGCAATTCCATAAGCACCTTTAGCTTCTGCTACAACTCCCTTGGCATCTTTAACAGCTTGATTTGCCGTTGTTCTAGCAACTCTTAAATTTTTAAAATCATCATAAATATTAATGCGTCTTAAAACAGACTCATTGTTTTTAAGCCAATTACGTAATGCGTCTTCCGTTGGAGCCGCCTCTTTTCCAAACAAATCTTTAGTAAAGTAAAGTTTTGCAGAATTCTTAATGTCTGGATTATTTTCAATTAAGCGTTCAAAGACTTTGTTGCCAGCTTTAGCCTTTGCAATAATTTTTCCGACAACTTCTGCCTCTTGCATTACGTATGCGGTAGACAAAGGGTCTTGCTCAATTACTTTAGCTAACGCACCATTACGCTCAACAATATCTAAAGGACGAGACGCCGTTCTAAATGAACTCATTGCTTGCAAATAATCAGGATGAGGACCGCGAATAGCGTTAAACAATCCAGTTTTAACTTTTCTTACCTGATTCAAAATTTCTTTGTCTAACTTAGTATCGCCAAATTGTTTTGAATTGATAATGTTGTCAATGTATCCTTTTAAAGAATCCGCATCTCCCAA